ACACTGGTTGAGCCTGTGGCTGTGATAGCTGCTATGAACACATTGGCCTGGCTGGCCAAAGTGCTGGTGCCAAAGTTACCCACAATGGTCATTGACTCGTTTGGCGCCAATGGAATGCCTCCAGCATCTGTGCCTACAGTGGGATGATCCATTGCCACAGCTTCTGCATAGGTTGGAAATATGCCCACGTAGGCATAAACTGTAGTGCTGGCATTGAGCACATGGAATGTGTTTGTTCGAGTAGCAACGTTGCCCACGTTGGCCGTTGCGGCCGCAGCTGGTGTTAAGACTCTAGTACTTCCTGCGACTGTGATACTCATTGTTGATTTCCTTTACGTGGACCCTGACCTACATTAATTTTATCGGCATTGCCAACGGGTTTGCAGACTGCACCACCATCAATCATGCCAGTCCGGGCAGTGACATTGGGCACTGAACTTGAACCGTGGTTGCCAGTTCTAGGACCCATGCCCACATTGACCAGGCGTCCATCATTCGAATGTCCTGAGTGTTGGTTCTTAGCATAAGGGTTGGCAGCACGATTGATGCCATCGCCCATCTGTCCATTGAAGGCAAATGATTCACCATCGCCTGTCTGGCTTGCGCCACGCACAGGTTTTACCAAACTGGCATTGGCTTTCATATCATGTCCTGGCTTGCGTGCTAGGGTTGAGTTCTTCATCGTTTTGTTCCTTTGCCCATCTTGGGACGTTTTGTTTTCTTAAAACCTGGTACGTCTTCAGTAACTGCACGACGGGCCCGGGCACTACCTTGCTTCATAACCTGACTGGTTGGGTTTAATTTGTAAACACCTTTGGCTGCAGGTTTCATTTTGGTTTCTTCTTTTTTGCCGCTGCCCTTTTTGTAGCATAGGCTATGGCCACTGCTTGCCGGGGTGGCTTACCAGCTTTTATTTCGGCTCTGACATTCTTTTGGAATGCTGGCTTGCTAGTACTTTTAATCAATGGCATCGTATGTTTATTTACCTTTTGTGTTTGCGTGGGTCAAGGCTACCAAGGCAGCGGCAAACGCTTCAGCTTTGGCTTCAACAGCATCTTCGTTTGATGTTGATTCAACTTCTAACTTGTCAGCCACCACTTTGCCCAGCAACACTCGATCATAGTCTCTCACGCCGGCCCAGTCTGCACGCGTGATGGCAGTGGTGTAGTTGATGGCTATCTGTTCGGCATAGCTACGTCCTAGTGTTTGATCCAGGGTGGTCAACAAGGTGTCCATGGTGATCTTGTTAGTGCTACCCTTTGGTCGGCCAGCACCGGCTCTTGCACCACCACGGGTGGGGGCTGGGGTTTGATAACGTTTCTTTGCTGGTTCCATATGTTTATTTATGTTGATCATTCTTTAGAATCCTTTTCCGTGAGCGGGAACGGCATGTCCAGCAGCGTTAGAATTTGTCTAGCTTTCCATTGTATGCTTCTAGCTTGTATTTCTTTGAGCCCATAGCGTTGTTGTATTTCTGCAATGTCAGCGCCAGCTTGCCAAGCACGTTCTTCTATGGAATATTTGGTAGGCCTTCGTTCGCCTCTGTTGATTCTGCCAGTTCTCAAGTTGGTCACTCGGCTCCGGGTAACTTGGCCAAGTAGCTCTTGGACGCAATAAGTTTGTCCGTTTATGATTATGGTATCTCTCATGTGAATATTTACGGCGCGGCTACCATCTCCAACAAAGAAGCTATCTTGCTATATATATTAAAAAATATATTTTATATAATATATAATATATAGTCGCTTTAGTCGCATAGTAGCGGCACTCCATAAACAGGACCGCAGCACAGCGGCTATCTTGCGACTATGCAACTATCTTTTGGATCAAACTGTGTCAACTACCTTCAAATGTGGCAAACTTCGGGTCTGATCTACAATTTCTACCGTGTATTTCTTTTGTCTGTCAGCTCTAAAGCCCTGTTCACGCAACCACTTGCCACCAGCTGTGGTTTCTCTTTTGCTCACACGATCCATGCCACAACGCTTCAAAATTTCAGTGATGTTTAGTGTTTCGCCACGCACAGTTTTCATCAGTTGCCGTGCAACAACATGATTGCTCAAGGTTTCAATCACAGGATCCACAGTTTTAAATGGGTTCTGACTCTGTTGTAGCAGTTCACGCTCGTCGGGAGTCAAAAACCAGCCCCACTCTTGATTGGCCACACGACTTTTTGGATCTCTGCACAAGGGAGCAACTGCCTGATACAACACTTTGATCTGTGCCCAAAACTGTGCTAGATCATACTCGGGAAATCTAAATGCATCCACATCTAACACCCAAAAGCGTCGGTTCTCATCATCATTCAAAAATTCTAACGTGTTCAAGGTAGCATAAAAACCTGTGCGTCTAGCATACTTGTTGGCCGAACGTTCATACGGCGGGCGTATCACATCTTGCTTTTCAGTGATCCAGGCTTTGAGTGCTTCAAGATCACTTTTCTTAAAAGTGCTGTCCAGTTCGCCCAGTTCAGTGATCCAAGTGCCCACTGCTTTCATTACCGAATCTTTGCTGTGTACATCCAAGGCCACAGCATCTTTGATCCATCTATTGCCATACTGTTTGGGAATCAAGCCATATGCCCACGACGTCTTGCCAATGCCCTGACGACCATACAAACAAAGCACGCCTTCCATGCTGAACTGTGGTTCATACAGGCTGGCTACCAGACTCAATGCCCACTTACGCATCAAGGTTTCTTTCAAGGTATTGCCGGCCAATTGACTGTTGGCCCCACACACAATGGTATCGTAATAGTTGGGCAATCTATCCTGACCATCCCACTCCTGTGCGTCGATCCAATCACGCACCGGATGGTATGCATTGGCATTGGCTATGGTGGCCAAATAACCATCCAGTTCACCCACTGGCATACCGTTTTTGTGTGCATAACTGCGTATGTGACCACGTGCAGCGTTTATGGCAGTATCCGGATGCAGTTGCACGCCTGGAATGTCTATTTCTATTTCTTTGGTCATTTCATTGTGTTTGATTTGAATACCATAATGATTCAACAATGCTTCTGCATTGTCCACAGTACTCTTTGCTTGACCGTTTTTGGTAACTTCAGTGTAGGCCACAGGTGATGAAGCCAGTGCAGTCTTTTTCAGTTCTAACAGTTCTTCTAATTCTTTAATGCTTAGATTGCTCATTTTTCTTTTCCTTGATAATTCTTTCCAATTCTCGTATTTCTTCCATTTGTTGCACATAGCTTGCATAACGCTGTTGATGTTGCAGTCTATGTTGTTCTTTGACCATAAACACCAAGCTCTTGATAGTGGGACTGCGGCCTGGATCTCTACTGCTTAACAATCTAGCATACTCACCTTTGTTCCGTTCTGGCCAGTAGGTTGACAACAACACAGCCGCCACTGAGTTGCCCACTTCACTGGCTGTGGCAAATGCAATACGCATCCATATGTCATAGTCCGGAGCAGGATAGTGCGTTTTAACAAGATCCAATACTTCTGCCAGTTCGCGAAACTTCAGTTCATCTATGTTGTCAACATCAATGTCCTCAACTGGATTAGTATTTAACACACTACGAACTTCACCCAAGGTTAGCCAATAGGCCAGGATCTCATCTGGTAACTCTGCCACGCTGGTTTCCATAGGTGCCACAATCCAAGCATACTGACGACCATCCGTTAGTGTGCTGGGAGGCATGACGCTTTGGCATCCAGTCCAACGAAACTCAAATCCTTCACCTTCTGCAATAAGTGCGTCTCTGGTGTGTGTAATTTTTTGTGTCTTGATATATTCCCAATACATTTCAGGTACATAAAAAGCCATTTGGCAACGCGAATCCTTGCCCGACGTCCAGGTAACAGTACGCGGTATAGCACAACCAATGCGTTGTTCAAACCATGACCACGCACTAGCGCCATCAAAGTCCAATGCAACTAGTCCACCACTCACAGGACCCAACAACAGACCCACATTGGCGCTTTCAATATCTCGTATGCGTTTGGGATCACGTTGCCAGCCTGCTGGATAAGGAACCTTTTCACCGCCACGCACATTACAATAGCGCCAAGACGGCACCACTTCTAATTCAATGTAGTTCATCTTATTATTTTTATTTTGTGTTTTTTAATAACAAAATCAATGGCTTTTCTTTGTTCTTCTATAGGTAACTCATGCCAATTTTTTATTTCTATTTCTACAAGTCGCATAATCAATCGATCTGTTGGTGTCAGTTTCATTTCTTTTTCCGTTCCGCTATCATAATTTTGAGTAATTCTGCTCCAGTGGGTGCGGGTCTTTGGCTAGGTGGCACAGCCAAGCCAGGATTTCGCAATATCTCAAACAGGGCATCTGCGGTGTCTACCCAGACGGCATGTTCACGATCACGCTGTTGTTGTTCAGTCAAGTAACGTTGTCTACGTTCTTCTTCGTAGCCGGCAAATTTTGCTTCTACTTGTTGTCTAATAGTTTTTTTCATTCAATCTCCAATGTTATAGTAGGAATACCGATTTCACGCCCAACTCGGTATAACATTGGTCCTAGGCCTTGGAAATATCTATGACACAAAAATGGCTTAAAGTGTATAGGTTTTTGATTGCCTTGCGTTAACACTACTTGCGTAGTATATACTTTTATTTATGCTATGTCAATAGTTTTGGTAATTTATCTTAGCAGCGGATTACCGCTTGTGTCAGTGAGTATGGTTCGCTCTCGTTCTTCTGGGTGTCCACGTTCTCTGAACTCAATGGCCTTTTGAGCCAACATCCGGTACTCTTCGGTCAGTTCACCCCCCACAATAAATCCACGCAAGATCATGTTGACCAAGCTGAATATGTCCTGTTCGGTTTGTCCTTGGCTTTCTAGTGCAAGTACACAGTCTTCCAACACATGTACCAAACTTTTGTGTTCAATCTTTTTACTTGATTTTTTAGTGCTCAATTTCAAATACCTCCGTAAATGTTGTGTTGTGTGTTGCGTGATACCACGCGGCTATTCGTTTTTCTGCTATCTCAACATAACGCTCATCTAACTCTATGCCAGTGTACTCATAGTCCAGTTCTACTGCGGCACAGCCAGTTGATCCCGAACCGTTGAACGGATCCAGCACACGGCCACCCTTGGGAGTAACTAACCGGATCAGATACTTCATCAGTTCTATGGGTTTGACCGTGGGGTGATTGTTGCCTACATTGGCAGTAGTTATACCCTGGGCTTTACGAATCTTTTCTACTTCCGCTCTAATGCCATGATCTTTAATCATTCCAACGCCTGGTAGTATTGCTTCATTAGTTTTGTATGTGCCGCCTACTGATTCAACTGCTTCTTTAAGTGTTTCAACACCACGATTGTCAAAGCCCACTGCCATTCTATTACCATCTGGACCATAAGCACCTTGCACATTGCCAAACATTGGCTCTGGCATTTCCTCGTAGCCAACATGTCGTTCCCGTCTGCTGACCTTGGGACAGTAAAAATACTTTTGATAGTCTGCAATTTCACCTATGACATTGCTGGGGAAACGGCCCTGTTCTGGTAAGTCTTCTTCTACACTTACTTCTCGTTTAATAGTTTTGTAGCCTACCTTACCTTCAAACATACCAATGCCTTCACCATCACTTGCTGTGCTTCGTTCCATTGGGCCTTTTTTGTTGTTCAAATAAGTCTCAATGTCTTCTTGCGATTCATATGGCACACGAGCGGCATCAATGTTCAATGCACCCACACCCCACTGTTGACAATTTTTTGCTATTGATAACCGGATAGGCTTGCGAGCCAACACAATGGGTTCGTGTGCAGGCTTGAGTTGTGTGCCCCAACCTGACCAGGCTTGTGCTTCGGGATCAGTGCAGACTATTTGTTTAGCGGAACCCGCTTTGCAATCATCTGTTGTGTTGTCTCTTTGTTTGTCCTGTGCTTCACTTAGCACATTGTTAAATGTTGCTTTGCTGGCAGTAGGATTCTTTTTGGTTTCTTTAACACCTAAACTACGCTGTATTGAACGACCAATGTCCTGACTCTTTGGGAATCCTGAACTGTAGATCCACATAATCTGATCACGGATTTCAAACCCTGCTGTTTGTGCGGCCATAGCCATATGATGATAAGTGCGAGCCGCTGAGAATGCCAACAAGTGTCCGCCAGGTTTCAGCACTCTCATACATTCAGCAAACACATCACGCATCCAATACTGGAACTCTAAATCATCTGCCAAACTTGTATGTTTCATACCCGATGGTAAGTTGTGTAGTTGTGCTATTTTGCTGGTGGTTTCTGTGGCCTTGCGGCTGTCCCAGTCCTTGCCCAGAAACGCAATGCCATAGGGCGGATCTGTCACTATGCTATCAAAGTGATTGTCGGGGAATGTTCGCAACACATCTATGTTGTTGCCCTGTATGATTTGGCTTTTCATTGCGCCTCCTCATATATTGCGGCCACCGCTCCAGATTCTATGATCAACAAGGCGTCATTTTCGTGCTTTACTGGCACCGTGTGGTTCCAATTTACTACAATTTTAGTGCCTAAAGGCAACGG